TCCAAAGGACTTCATATCCTTCTCAGACATTTTGGGATGTATGAAATTGAATTCGTTATCTCTAGGCATCTGGCACCTCAACGATTGTGAAATTTTCTGTAGGATTCATCTCTGACAGAACCATCTCATGTTCTGCCGCATTACCGAAATCCCCTTCAGTGGCGACTGTCTCGCCAGCAGAGTTCCGTATCTCAAACATAACTTTCCTCTCAACAATTCTCATCATACTTATAGTATACTACATAGAATGGAAGTTGTCAAGGGAAATCGTGCGGGGTAAGTCTTTGATATTAAAGGAAAGTGTAAAAAATATAAAAAAATAACTACAATTCTGTAGCTATATTCTATCCATTTTTCCAGACGGATACATAGGTATTTAGACAAATGAAGTTTTCAGACCGAAAAGAGTGAATATGAGAGTCTAGAAACCCTTGGGGGCTCGTTTGATACCCCTATCTTTCATCTGTTGCATGACCCATTGTTTTGCGAGAGGACTTGTCACTTTCTTTCTAAGGAGGCCTTTAATTTGCTTAAATACATCATTGAAAACTTGACTGTCTTTTTTTGATGAATCGTTGTTATCTACTACAATAAAATTCTGTTTGAAATGCTGACTGAATTTACCTATGTTGGATTGTACATCTTTCCACGATTGAACCGCAATACTCTCTGGTACAGTTCTATCTCGTTTTGCATTGCGTTCTAAAGCAACATCAAGAGAGGTATTGACAAAGATCATATGTGTGTCATAACCTAATTGTTTTAGTTGAATAGACTGTTTTGCAATCTTGTCATAGTCTTTACCAGTACCATCTATGATAATTCCTAACCTACCTTCGACATAATTTGTCTGTCGAGCCTTTGTTACCTTTTTGGCTTTATCTCTGACTTCATCCCTCCGTGGATCATCAGTAGACATCTTCAAAGAAATTCCAGCGTCTTTCAGATACTTCTCAAATGCATCATCTGAATTGATTATTTGTAATCCACTACCACCAGTGGTGGTTCTGACAACGAAAGACTTACCGCTACCAGGACCACCAGCTAAGAAGAATGCTTTAAATATGTTGGGGTCTTGGAGTCCCTCTTGTAGATCGATAAATGTTTTCATAATTTGTCTTTAATGTATCCTTTTTATATCCTACCATTCGTATAATATATTTATCATTTTCTGAAAGTGGTTCCATTGCTTGTCTCTCCTGTCTCTGAAATTTCATTTTCTTAATACGATTTTTCATTTGTGTTTTAGCCATTTTAAATTTTCCTTTGCTTTTCAGATTTTTTATTTTTATAGTAGGATTTTGTTTGATACATAACTCCTTTCTTTAAAGTTGCGGATAAAGAATTTCTTTATCTTTAATAATAATTGGTTTTTTTTCTGGTTTTGGTTCATATAAATCATCTGGGCCTTCTAATTTCTCACTTAAAGAATCTTTCACTAATGTTAAATAAGATTTATGTTTTTTATCTGTAAAACTAAATTCATGGTTTATTCTTTTTATAAGAAAAACTCCATTAAAAAATCTATCATTTGGAGGTTTTTTCCCAGTTTTATAGGCAGCAACAAGGGGTATATCCATTTTTACAATATCACCAGCACTAATCACGGTATTTCCATGTGTAAGTATATTTAATATTAACCCCTTATCTAATTGATTCATTGTAGAAGCTCTTTCTTGTAATGAATTTTGTGGGTCTGGAGCTGTGAATGGTTCTGTTCCATCTTCCGTTGTATTTTGTATATCTCCTCCACCTTCTGACATAGATGACAAATATGTCCTTGATGGAAAATCAGAACTTCGGCCACCATCCTTTTCTAATGTAACATCACTAAAAATAGGATATTGTTTTTTACCTTCATGATAACCTGTAATGTGTTTTTCTTCATTAAAGTTATCAAAATAATTATATTGATATTCATTAAAAGTCTTACTATAAATATTATGAACAATGAGTTTTGAACCATAAACTCCTGTAGAAAAATTATATAAACTATTACTATTTTCTACAATTTCATAATCTAAAACATTTCCTAATTCTTTTGTTACGTCTACAATTCCTCCTTTGAGAACTTGAGAGCCAGGAGTATAAGATGTATATGTTTGTACTATGGGTTGTGCATACATACTTGCTAGACTTCTATAGTGATATGCTTTGGTAGTTTCATAAAACATATAACTGGGAGAAAATTTTTCATTTAATGTTGAAGTTGAATTTTGAAGAGCCATTTCTATAACTTTAAAAGGAGATAAGTTTGGAACAACAATTCTTTTAATTCCTTTTGTTGGTTCTATATAAATTTTTTTTTGACAATTAACTTTATTCATCATTTGTTCGACAATATCTGAATAGGTTCCTGTTAATGATCCATTAACTCTAGTTCTTTGATTTTTTACTAATTCAGAAGATGTAAAGGTTAATAGGTACATAGATACTTTATTACCTACTTCTCCCCTATTTTGTATAGAATTAACAACAAAAACATTTTCAGTAAAATTAATTATATCCGTATCATCCTTCATAGATGAAGTTTGTATTTTAAGTTGGAGATATTCTTGACCAATGATTGGTGCTTCACTAACATATCCTGCAGAATCTTCCAACATAATTTCACCAGATATAGCATTTCGTTGAATATCTTCAAACAGGTTTATGGCTACTATATGAGAACCTTTTTTAAGATCAATTGTTAGACCAGCAGAGGTTATTAGTTTTGCTGTAGCTAAATCAAAATCACCTACAGATTTAATTCCTTTAGACATTATAGAATACTTTCACCCATAAGGGTTTCAAACTCCTCTACAAATTGGTCAATATAACTGGGGTCTTTTAAACGAATTTTTCGTAGGGTATCTTGGCGGCTTTCTTCATATTCACGATTTGTTATTGTCGTTGCTCCAACATGGTCTGTATTATCTGTTCCAATATCAATTGTTACTGTAGTATCACCAGAGGTTTGTGTTATTTCATAATGGTGAACACCATCAGGATTTGTGTATTTGTCATTTAGAAAAGCTAAATACTGTGGTGTAGACATGGGCCACTGATGATATCTATCTGTTATACCATTGATAAATAAAATTACCCAATGAAGGTCTACTGAACCGTAGAGTTTATGTGCAAGCATTTCTGGTGTTTCACCTTCTTTAACATCATAAGTGTCATACAAAAGAGTATTTGTTTTTACTTTTGTTCTGAGAGCAACGCGTTTTAGTAAATTGGTAACATATTTAAAGTCACCATTACCTACAGAATCATATGGTATAATAGGAAAATTTGCAAAATACATTATTAATATCCTTGTTCGATATGGCTTTGACTCAGAACTTCTATTTCACTAAAATTCAAAGTTAACTTACTTTTTTGTGGAGGGGTTCCGCCTCCACGTTTTGAAGTAGAAGGCCCATATGCAGTATAACGGTCTGCACCATATTCTACATCTACTTGTGTTAAAAAACAAGTTGATATTTTATTAAGAAAATAGTTTTGTCCGGCAGTACACATATATTTTATATCAAAGGTGCCTGGAATATTCATTTCTCTACGAGTCATTTCATTACTATATGCTGGCATCATATAATATTTAAAATGATAAATAATGTCTTCTATAGTTTTGGCTTCTTGTTCACTTTTAGGCATAAAAGAAAAAGTATAACTAAAACTTCTCCTACCAACACCCTCAAACATTATTTCCATTTTTGGAGTTATAATTGTTCCTCTCTCAAGAGCCATTAAGGTTGAAGCACCAGGGGCAACTGTATCTACAGTTGAGTTTAACATTGCTGTTAACCCCTCTTTTGCATCTGGTCCTATTGCGTTTGCAAGTTTTGTTAATTTGTCTGTGGTATCACCTCCACCTTTAAATATATCAATTGCCTTTTGTCCTGCCATGGCCAAGCTACCAATTTCTTGTTCTCCGTACTTGGTTTGATAACTTACTTGTACGGCTGGTGGCATATATAGTGCTATTGTGGCTTTATGAATTGTTGTGGGTGCTCTTTCTAATACAAGGGAACGGTCTAATTTACCTCCGGCACCCTTCATTGCCGGAATTTTTTCTGAATAATTTTCTAATGCATTAGTACCTGGAATCCCATCAAATTCGCTACCGTCACTTTGCATCTTATCCGGCCGTTTCTTCACTACTTTTGGTGTTGTTCTTTCATTAATATAAAATAAAATATAATGGCCTTGTTGTGGGTCAGTATCAACATTTAAAGGATACGTTAAAATTGGACTAGAAGTTCCTTTATTTGAGCCTAAATTAGTACCAGAATTTTCATTTGGATTTACCCAAGAGTTAGCTTTGACTTTTGATGAGATTTCTCTGGTTGCTTGATTTAATTGTCCAGCTATATTTGCTTGTATTGCACCTGAAATTCCTGTTAATATTCCCATTCTAAATATCCTTATAAAACTCTTTTAATTATTTATACACTATGGCATACAAAGGTAAATATACTCCAGCAAATCCCGAAAAATATAAAGGGAATCCTTACAACATAATTTACCGTTCTTTATGGGAACGGAAATTTATGGTATATTGTGATACCAATGATAAAATTATAGAATGGGGGTCTGAAGAAATCATTATACCCTATTTATCACCGTGGGATGGTAGATTTCATCGTTATTTTCCTGATTTTTATATTAAAGTTAAACAGGTAAATGGTAATATTAAAAAATTTATTATTGAGGTTAAACCCAAAAAACAAACTAAAGCCCCAAAACCTGTAAGCAGAAAAACTAAAAAATGGATAAATGAGGTTAAGACCTATGGTATAAATGAGGCTAAATGGAAATCAGCAACAAAGTGGTGTGAACGAAATGATATGGAATTTAAGATATTGACAGAGGATGATTTAGGTATCCATTATAAATAATCATATGGCTCAAAGTAAATTTATACAAAGTGTTTTAGATGCTGCTGGTGGTAGGCCAAAATCTACCGAATGGTATAAGGATAAGATCAAAGAATTTGGTAAGCCCGGTACTTTGGATTTGATACGTGATGGTAAAAGAAATAATAAACCATTTGTTGGTAAATTAAATATGTTTTTTTATGATCCAAAATTCAAGAAAAAATTACCATACTATGATACCTTTCCTTTAGTCTTACCTTTGGAAAAATACTCTGATGGATTTTTGGGAATTAATTTACATTATCTTCCAATTCCTTTACGAATAAAATTACTTGATAGATTGGTGGATTATTCTAATAATACTCAATTTGATGAAAGTACAAAATTGGTAGTAGATTATAGTAAATTGAAAAAAATAAAATTAATAAAACCAACCATACACAAATATTTAGCTGGACATGTAAAATCACAATTTCGTAGAATAGATGCAGATGAGTTTACAGTAGCAACTCTTTTACCTGTACAGAGATTTAAGAAAGCAACTGCAAAAGAAGTATGGTCAGATTCTAGAGGAATGATATAATGGCAGAACTTCCTAAGTTTTTAGAAGGCGGAGCATATGGTATATTAAATGATATTTTGTCTGCATTCCGTTCTGATGATGGTTATGCACAACCAAATAGATATGAAATTATAATTTCTCCACCAACATCATTTAGTGGTGGTAAACAACAAAATATATTTGCTGGTATGGAAAAACAATCTGATACCAAAAGAATTTCTTTACGTGCGGCAAGTATTACACTACCCGGGCGGACATTAACCACCAGTACAGAAAGTAATGTATATGGCCCAGATAGAGAAATTGTAGAGGGGGTTACTTTTGCTGATGATATCAGTATTACATTCCAAGCAAGTTCTGATTTACAAGAAAGAGTGTTTTTTGAAAATTGGCAAAGAAATGCATTTAATGAAAAAACATGGGATATTGGATATTATAATGATTATATAGGTTCAATAGAAATTTATGTATTAGACAAACAAGATCAAAGAAGGTATGGAATAAAACTACACGAAGCATTTCCAAAAACTATTGGCCCTAATGAGTTATCATATTCTAGTGAAGGTGAATTGATGACAATACCTATAAGTTTCACTTTTAGACATTGGACTAGTTTAGATCAAAATCAAAATCCTCCTGTAAATATTTTTAATAAGGTTTTTGAAACTGTAGTAAATACTGCAGAAAGAAATATAACTAGAAATATTCCTAAAGTGTTGAATAAATTATTTTAAAAGGATGAAAAATAATGGCGTTACCCAAACTTGAAACTCCAGTTTATGAAGTTGAACAACCATCAACTGGTGAAAAAATTAAATATAGACCTTTCTTAGTGAAAGAACAAAAAAAATTGATGATAGCACAAGAATCTGGTGATGAAAAACAGATAAGAGATTCTTTGGCTACACTTATTAGTGGATGTACATTTGAAAAAATTGATCCATACGTAATTCCCATATTTGATATTGAATTACTTTTTTTAAAAATCCGTGGAAAATCTGTGGGTGAAAAAATTGAGTTAAATCTTTTATGTCCAGATGATAATAAAACAAGAGTTAATAAAACTATTAACTTAGAAGATATTGATGTAAACATGAAAGTTGGCCATACCAATGAAATTGGTGTTACTAATAAAATAAAAATAATTATGAAATATCCTACTCTTAATGATATGATTGATATAAGTTCAGAGAGTATTAAAGATGTTTTTCTTATGATTAAAAGATGTGTTCATGAAATACATGATGGTAAAAAAATATATAATAGAGTAGATATGTCAGAAAAAGAATTGGAGGAATTTATTGACAGTTTGACGGGGGAAAAATTTGAAGAAGTAGCTAATTTCTTTGATACTATGCCAAAAGTACAACATGCTGTAGAAATTAAGAATCCAAAAACTAAAAAGAAAAGTGAAGTAATTATTGAGGGTATTGAAAGTTTTTTCGGGTAGCCCTCTCTCATGATTCTCTGTTTAATTATTATAAAACAAATTTTGCTATGATACAACACCATAATTGGAATTTAACAGAATTAGAAAATATGTATCCTTGGGAGAGGGAAATTTATATAGGATTATTGGCTGAATATATTAAAGAAGAAAATGAAAGACAAGGTAAAGTTACATAATATATGTTTAAAGGATGATGGTTAATGGATATACCCACACCAAATACATTTGCATTAGAAATAACTGAACTTCTTTTACCTTACATTGGTATGGTAATGATTGTTATCATAGGTTTCATGATAAAGGATTTTGCCACCAAATTAAGTAAAGGTATCGCATTTTCTATGAATAAACAGTTTCAAGAGGGTGATCATGTTCTTTTGGATGGTGAACGAGCCCTCATAGTAAAAATAGGCCTTACACAAACAGTATTTGGAATACAAAAGATAAATGGTGAATTTGATGGTGATTATATCTGGAGATATGTTCCTAATGAACGTATAGATTTTCTTAAAATAGAAAAGATAATTTTTGATCGTACTCCTATAAATAATAGAAATAGAATTGCAGATAATAAAGAACAAATACAGGAGCTGAAAAATGGCTAAAGTAGTCGTAGTTGAAGATGATGAAGTAGAAGAAGAATCCCCGGCACCAGTAACATGGTATAACAGTATTTCGTCTTCCCAAATAGATAAATGGCGTGTCTGGCCTCGTTTGTTAATTACTCTGTATGGTGTTATGTTCTATAGAACAACCGAATGGTTTATGACCCTTCCAGAACCATCCAATGCTCAAAGTGCATTTATATCCGTTATTGTAGGTGCTGGTGCAGCATGGTTTGGTCTTTACTGTGGTTCTGGTGGTAGTAAGGGCGGTAAGGATAAGTAAAAATGGCTGATATCACCAATTCTGATTTTAAAAAATTAATTGAAGCTCAGGAAGCAACAACACGACAGGTAATGTCTGTAGAGGAACGTGCAGCTGATGATGCATTAAGGGCAGAACAATTTAGAGCCAGAAGTGAAGCAGCAACAAGGGGGCACGAAACAAGATTGGCCAATCAAAATCAATTGGTCAATCAAAATCAAAATGAAACACAACAATTAATAGATGAGGGGCAAGG